AATCAATTTCATCGTCTGCAAATGCATATCTGGTAATTTCAAAACTACCATCATTTCTAGCTAATCTTTCTCTACCTAAATCAGTTAAAACGGCATCCACAGTAATAACTGAACTATCGTTGCTTAAAAGACCCATTAAACTCCCTCGTTATATATATTAATTAGCTTCAAATTTCTTTAATATTCTTTAAAGTAAGCTTTATATCAAAACTTTCATGGGTGTCTAAAGATCTTATTCTAACAATAAAGTCCTTAGATTCATCACTAAATTTAGTATTTGCAACAAAAACTACATTATTTTTTGCTATAATCTGTTCATCTCTAGTAAAAAATTTTCTAAAAACAGACTCCGTATCTTCTATCGTGGCGCCAGGACCACTGATCCATTTTAGAGCTTTTTCTTCTTTTTCAAGGCTAATGTTTGGGTTTAGCTCAGCTTGTATTTGTGTTGATAAAAATGATTCAATATCATGAACATCAATGGTGGTCATTGCATAAATATATTTTTTGTTAAACTCAACATTATCGTCTATAAAAAAATTAATTTCTTCTGGTATAGACTCAGCTATCTTCGTCCATTCATCACCAACTTTATTTCTTCTGTAAATATTAAGAAACTTAACATTTCTTTTAAAAGTTATTGGCTTTGTCCAGTATATGCTTATCTTATTTTGTAAGCTATTTGGAATTATCTTCGTGATCAAAGGAGCTTCAGGAGGTTCTTGATCTATTATATCAACATAAACCCAATTTTTACTTGGCCTGCTAGAATAATAATAGGAAACATATTCAAAATCTTCAACTTGTTCAGATTTTTGATTCTTAATTACTTTGTTTAACAGTTCCTTCAGATCAATCTTAGAAGACGCCCCAAAAAGCATTTGCGAACTAAGTAAATCTTTTTGTTTAGCTAGCGGAAGAGATGTTTGCTTTTTTGATTCCGTATCAACAACAGAAACAGTATTGTCGTTATTAAAAACAATAGAAAATCTATCAGAAACATTAACAGATGGTTTACTAACACCACTTGAAACTTTAGAATCTAAGCCTTTATTAAAAAGAGAATTTCTATTTTTCACCAAAGAAGTTGCATTTTGAAAATCTTCTTTTACTTTATCGCCAATAAAGGTCTGCAAATCTGTCAATATATCAAAATTTGTTGTAATATTTTTCTTCTTTTTTACAGTTAATTTAACAATAGATTTAATTCTATATCTATAAACCTCTCCGTAAGCAATTCTTGTATCTTTAAAATCTATGGCTCTTGAACCAATAATTTTATATTCATCTGTTCTTAACCAATCGCCAGTAGCCTTGTTAAGTCTCTCTTTTTCTATAATGTATCCAACATAATCAAGGCCAACTAATTCTGGTATAGATGTAAATCCTATAGGTTCTTTTGTGTCTATTTTTGTATTCTCTAAAACTTTAGAAGCAGAAACGATATCGTCCTTAAACGGCGACAAAACATTAACATTGTTGGATTTTCCCAAAATTTTTGAAATACCAGTGGTCGTAAAATTAACATGTACAAAATCTGATATTGGAAATGCCATTATTTTAAAATACCTTTCAATACATCAAACAAATCACTATTTTTCTTAGTATTAACAGAAACATTTATGGAATTAGAAAAAACTTTTTCATTAGAAACCGAATCGAACGCTTTGTCTAGCTTGTGTATGTCTGTAATTTCTGCTTTTACATTTTCGTTTACGTTGATAAGATTAAGCTTCTTGGCGCTCTTATTAAATGAATTATTAAAATTTTTTGCAAAATAACCAGAAACGCCGCGTGGTTCTTTAAACGCTTTTTCTTTAATGTCAATTGCTTGTGGAGTTTCAGAACTACCAAGTTCTTCATCGGTCAATTCTTCTGATACTTCTACAATGTCCCACCTTAATTCAACAAATTTAGGAACTTCTTTAATACCTTTTCCTAACAAAGGATCCCTTAGTGGGTCTTCTTGAGCGGCTATATTAGACTCATCATTAACAAAAAACTGATATTTAAAATTTAACTGTAATTCTGGTATTTTCATAGTATTAAACTCTATTTTTTCAGAATCTTTTGATTTTAAACAAACAGACAAGTCTGCTTTTTGAGCTTCAGTAAGAATAGCTTTTATTTCGTCTTTTGTTTTTAGTGTGCTACCGATAACAGTGGCTGTTATAGACTCAGTGTTGGTTACAGAGCCAACATTTAAAATTGAGTCCGATTCAGAATTCTTCATAACAATACTAACATTATCTGTATTATTAGAAGAAGCAGCTAAAGCAATTTGAGATTTTGTTTTGTCGATATTGTTTTGACCTGACGTTGCGGTTTGCAATATGTTAACCGTAGTTATTGATGGGGTAATTCCAGGCTTAATTTGTGAATTTTGAACAATATTTGCACCGACAGATGATTTACCAATTAAAACCATTTGACCATACGTTTGAGATGTGCTTTCTTTCTTGGCGTCTATTGTATTTTTAGTGAAAAATGCCATTTTATGCCTTTGTTTTTAACACATTGTCCAATAATGACACCACCTTCTCCAATGGCGTCGCTTTGCTTGCAGTTTCTTGATTTACGTTTTGTATGATAGTTTTTACAGCATCAAAATTATCTTGAGAATAAGAAGCAGCTATAATAAATTTATTAATAAAATTTAAAACCTTTGTCATGTTTTCTAAAGAAGAAATAGAAGAACTTCCAGTATCTTGCGGCACGACAATAGAAATTTTAGATAATTCTGAAGATTTTTCCGAAACGGATGAAGATAAAATCAATTTAAAAACTAAAGAAACATCTTGTATATCGTTTTTAAATTTATCAAAAGAAAAAGTTCCTTTTTCTTCATCAATTGAATTAACAGCAATAACTAAAACATCCTGGCTAAGACCTTTCAAAAATGTCAATATTCCAGAAAATGCTTGTTTCATGCCAAAGAGTATGATTGAATCGTTGATCATCTTCATAATATCGTTAGTGTCTTTTGGAACGAGCATAAATTTATCTTTTAATATTTCATTCAATGGTTTTTCAGAAAAATTTCTATCAAAAAAACCCAAATTAACATTAGACATACTCAAAATCCATGCAAGATCTTTATTGCCCAAAATCGCTTCTGAAAATGAGAAAATATTTTGAGATCCTGTACCGATTTCTGTACTTCTTAACAAATCCCGACCACGTAGAGAAGCAGCAAAATCCACATCAGACGCTTTTTGTGGTAAAAAATTAGCTTTTATTTTGTATTCATATATTCTATCTTGCTTCACAAAAGTGTCCAAAACAACATAAACGTCAGATTCTGAAACGGAAGAAAACCCAAGAACATTATTTATATAATCCATATAATGTGCTCTCTCTTCCGATAAGCTATTTGAATCTAAAAATAAAATTCTTTCAAAATTACTTTTAAACCCAAACACATTTCTTTTGAATACTTCATAATGTGTTGCATTAAAATATTTTTCCCAAACTATAAGCAACCCAACATATTCATCACTAACAATATATTCCGTTATAAAAAGTATTTTTGGTTCTAAATCAACAAAATTTCCAGAAGACGGACCAACAGAAGCATCTTCTGCTGTAGGCAATACAGAAACAGGAGAAGCCAAAGCAGAAGCAGCGGATTTTGTTTCCAAAATGCCTGCTACAACATTAGATACAGATAACGATGATATAAAAGCTGGCATTACAATGACAACCTCGCTTCAAATTTGGCTGATTCTCTGTGGAGAGTGTCAACAGACTTAATCCTATAGACATATCTATTTCCAATTTCTACATCTCTATCAAAAAACTCTTCTTTAAGATAAGCTTTTCCTATAACCTTAAATGTATCATTAATATCATCAATACGTCTCTCTATAATCCATTGATCAGGTTTAAGCCTTGTCGGATTGGTACGCCAAGACAATTTTGCCATTAATGGTCTAACTTTTATATTTTCCACGGCGACTTTAAAGTCAAGAGGATCAGATAATTCAGACAAAGTAGACACCTTTATTTCTTCTGTAAAATTACTTTCGCTTTCATCTGGCAAAACAGCTTTAATCCTGTAAAAATATATATCACTTTCTTTAAGAAAGTCAGGCATTCCAAAAGATCTTCTTGTTTCCTTTGAGACAATTACATTATCTGCGGTTGTTTTTACGTTTTCTGTTGATTCAAAAGTGTCTTCTGTTTTCTCTTCAGAAAACGGTACAATATCTTCAGATAACGCTTCATCAACAAGAAACTCGTTTTTTGTCAAGGGAAAAGACTCATAAATTACTTCTCCTTGTTTTCTCCTTTGGACCAAATAAGAAATTGCAGCCTTATCTACGTTTGCATTATCGTTTTGCCATAATAGCTTTATTCTTATCGGAAACTGTCTCAATACTCCCACCTGTATAGCTATGGGTGATCTAAGAGATTTTTTCTTTTCTGATTTAACCAAAGAGAAAGCATAAGAGCTAGAATTACCAAATATATCTAATCCAAGAATTCTATATTGATAAATGTGACCCGTAGAAACTAAATTGTCTACAAATACTATTTCAGATAAGTTATCCTTGTCTACAAAAAATTTATTATTAGTCCAGCCACTTCCACCAAAATTTGTATAAACAGCAGAAGGAACAGAAAATTTCTTTTCTCCGATTGTCAAATCTCTTCTCTCTAGTTGATAATATAAAATCTTGGGATCATTTGGAAAAATAATAATTTTAATAAAATCTGAATTTTGATCCTGAACTGCGCTTAAAATAGGAATTTTTAAGTTATTAGATCTGCTTTTTTCTGTAATTTTTTGAGCAGAAGAAAAAACTGTTATTTCTGTTGGATTGGAAATAATGCCATCAATGTTTTTAAGAAAGACTCTATATACATAGGTTTTTGAATATCGCGCATCATTATCAACAATATCAACAGATTCTTTTGAAAAGTCTTCTACAATGACTTTCTCTTTAAAAACAATTTCATCTTCAGATTTTCTAAGAACAGATATTTGACTAATTTGATCAGATTCTGAGAAATTCACAGACAAAAGAACAGAATTTTCATTAATTTGTTTTGCGGTTACAAGAGGGGGACTTATCCCTTTGCTGTCAAACACTAATACTTTCACAATATCAGATTGGTGCGTTTCTTCTCCTGATTTCGTTATAGAAGTTACAAAATATTCAAAAGTTTCTCTATAGCCTACCTTCCTATCGTCAAAAGACAAGTTTATAAAATTAGCATCTTCTACAAATACCTTTTTTTGTTTTTCTTTTTTGATAAATTTAGTGTAATCTACATAAGCTATTTTTTCAAATTTATTAGCAATTAATGTTTCTATTTCAGAAGATAAAGAAATTGATTTTTCTAGTTGATTAATTGATTGACTATTTTTGCTTTCTTGTTCTTGTGACAATTTAGCATTTAATACAGAAAGTGGAATAATGTCTTTTTTCGAATATGAAATACCTTTTTTATCAAAATTAAATCTGCCTACTTTTTTAACTCTCTTCGATAATTTTTCAAAATTAGAAATAGTCAACCTATCGCCTGAAAGCCCTCTAATTCTTTTTCTGTAAACGTTAAAACCAACTATTTGGCCACTATCTGTATCAAATCTGGATATTTTCCAATTAATTCTTAAAAATAACTGTTTTAATTGATCGTGCAATATTTCAACAAGAAACAGATCTGGAGTTGATATTTGATCTAATGATAGGACCCTTGGATCTCTTCCAACAGAAAATATGGTGGAACGAACCTTAGGTTGCGTTGCTTCAATTTGATCAAGTTGCTGTTTTTTGGCAATTTCTATTGATTTAGAAAGCGTATCAAGATCTAAAGAAAAATTAACAGATTTGATATTTTTATTTTGTGTAAAAAAAGCCATATATTATTCTTCATCAATCTTTAAATCAAAATATTGTGAGAAGCTCTCGTTTGTTATATTTCCGTTCAAATCAATATCATCATTTTTAAACAATCTTGTTAATCTGCCATCGGATCCACTTGAATATACTTCTATAAGAAAGCCATTTATTGGTTCTGCTCTAAAATTATCAGAGACTATATTTAGGTTTATTTTTTGCCTATCAACGCCAGTAACAATAGTGAGATTTTCTTCTATTTTTATATCTGGAGGGGGGCCTATTTCTTTTGATAAGACGCCCGTACTTTTGTTTAGAAAGCTTCCGTTTCCCAAAAAAATATGGTTAAATAAATCAATATTTATGGCCATTATGGTATAATCCCATTTTTTAAATCATTATCATAGTTGCGACCATTTGTCTTGTCTTTGTATTCGTGCTTTAGTATGGCCAGTTTTGTACTTTTACTAAGAAGAGGCGGAAATGCAAACGGAGACATGGCCGTAACACGCTTAATTTCTGCAATAATTTTTTTTACTTTCTTGGTCAAGAAACTAGGAGCGGTAGGCTTTTTCTCTACCTTGGTCTCCACTTCAGCCTTTATGTCGTTGGCCAATTTTTGCGCATATACGTGGGCGCGGGGGGCTTGAGCTTGGTTTGGAATAGAAGCGCCAAGAATTATGTCAAGAGGGCTCACAGCAAACACTCGTGCTGTTGGATTTGATATGGCCTGTTCAATTACTTTAACAACTTTTTCTACCTTATATCTTCTATTTAGGGTCATACTTCCTGTAAGACTCGGCTTAAATTCTGGAACAACTGGACTATTTGCGGGTATTGTAAACAGCCAAGTATCCAATGTTTTATCTTTTAGACTATCTTTTTCTTGATTTGCTTCAAAAGCCAAATTTCTAAACACAAAATCATCCAAGGTGCCAGTTGTTTTGGACACCATATCTATAGAACCACTATAATCCACACCACTATCGCTAAAAGCATAGTGCACAAATTCTAACTGATTTTCTGATAAGAGTTTCCTGCCGAGGTCTGTTAGGACAATATCAAAAACCCTCTCCTTTTTGTCTAAAAAACCGCTCATTTTTAATAATTAGGTCACCGTAATGATTTTCCAATCTGTTCCATCAAAAACCTGCATTGAACCAGATGAAGAGTTCCATATTATCGTCCCTGGCGCTGGCGATGCAAGTGCATCTTTTTTGTCATTTGACTGGCCGACAAGGATCATTGCCCCGCTTATTGCAATTCTTGAACCTACCGATGAACTCAAGATAAGGTGCTGATCCTTTGCGACGATGCTAGCACTTAACTGACCTAAAAATGTGACAGCTCCAGATAAATTATAGTTCGTTGCCACCCATTGATGCTGCAAGACGCCTTGACCTGTTGTCAGTTCCAGCCATGATACATCCTGACGTGTCCTTAAATAAACATTCCAACCCGATGCTGTTCTTAGATTAACTCCCGCAACTGCGTCTGTCTGGTTTAACGGATTTGACAAAATGAGCTGACCATAATCACCAGTCGTACCAACACTGGCACCACCTACAGCAACGGATGCGCTAAGAATGAGCAAAGAGCCACTAGCTGTGATTCTGGAACCAATGGAAGAGCTTAAAATGAGATGTCCATTTGGATTTCTAATTTGATAATTTTTATTGCCAACGTTTGTAATATCCAAAGCAGAAGAAAACGCAATAATAGAAGTTGACGAAGAAGATAGGATTAAATCAGAATTAACAGCTCTTATGTGGTAATTCTTGTCTGTATTTGGAAAATCTAAAGACGAAGACAAAGCAACAATAGAGCCTACAGTTGAAGACAAAATAAGATATTGTGAATAATTAGAAATAATACTTTGAATTTTAAAAGTGCCACTTGTTACGAGATTGCTTTGAATTCTTTGTTCTACATCAGAAGATGTAAGCACATATCTTTGGTCAGGGAGAGATGCCGTATTCAGATACCGTACATCAAACTTGGAATAACTAAGTAAATCAAGAGTACCACTAACATAAATTTCTGATCCATTGCTAGAACTCAATATAAGATGGCCAGATTTGGCATTCAAATGATATTGTTTATCATTTAAAAAATCAAGAGAATCGCTATGGTCATTGAAAAATTCTAGCTGTTTCCCAGGCCCTTTGTTTGTGTTAAGGGTTAATTTTTTCATTTATGTTTCTTCGTGATTTTTATTAGATTTAATAAGTCTTGCCCAGATTACAAAATTTCTATTCTCGTCAGAAGATTGTCCGTTTTTCATTTTTGCAGATACTCTAAAATCTTTAACATTTGTTAATGAAATATCTATTGGGAAGGTCACTTCCTTTATTGATAAATCGCCATAATCAACATCTTTTCTGTGCAATTGATCACGATAAATTGATTCAACATAGCTTCCAGATATTATATGCTCTACGGCCTGTTCAACTCCGAAGCCAGTGCTTCTCAATGGTCTTCTTTCTACACGAACCAAAATTGAGTCTTGTGAGCCACTGTTGGCCTTTAGAGCATAACAATATAATGAAACATGATCAAAATTATCTTTTGAAACATCAATAAATTCACCTGATTGCCATTCTGTTGACAGTTTGCCAGGTTTTTGACCAATTGCAAAATCTCCAAAGCCTTTGACAAAAACATCTTGATCTTGTTTTGGCCATAAGACCTTGACAAAAGAACCAATATGATTAACTTGAACTATACTATCGTCAGTTTTGCCAACTTTTCCTGAATCTTGGGTGCCTAAAACAATGCTCTTCATTTGATACATGCCTTCAGAATGAGGAAATTCGGATATATTGTTAAGCTTAAATCTCTCCACAACTGATCCAGAAATTTCTTCATGCACGTAGCCAAATGACGAATTTAACATTCTTGGTCCTAAATTTTGTTTATTATATTTCTTGTGTCCCTTTCTAATAATAGAAGCGACGTTTCCTTGGTTAAAGCCTAAAACCCATAAATCTGAATTGCCAAACTTGTCTTTATTTAAACCAATTTTTATTCTTCTAGAAGATATCAAAAGTTCGTTATGTACTCCATAGTCTGTATCTGACCAAGTTGTTCCCTTCATGACCGAAAATGCAGGATTAGTTGGTGTAGCAACTACATCAGCTAAATTACCTGACGAATAGAATCTAACAGTATTAATTTTATTTGAACCAATGCGAGCAGTACCCACAAAATAAAGAGACTTATTTGTAGTCTCTTCCATAGCACACCCATAATAATATAATAATTCATTAAGAGCATTAGATGGATCTATTGTTAAGTCAGCAGCATTATAATAATTGTTTTCATACATTATACAATTCCAATGATTCGGAGCTGTCGGTGCTGCTCTGTCTGACATCCAAATCATACCATCTTCACCTGAGTCTCCCATACCAGCAACAACAATTTTGCTCCCGCCACCAAACCCAACAACAGAACCACTAGGAACGGTTACCATATCAAGCAAATGACCAGTCGCGATTGTGCCGCCGCCGAGTGGGGACTGCAAGCCTGTAATTTGTGTCCACGTACTGATTCCATTAAACACCCTAAAAGCGTGCTCAAAACCATTGTCAGCTGTTCTGGCTGTACCCCCTACTAGGAGCCATCCTTTCTTGCTATTCGTGACATCATCTTGTGGGGCAGCCATACATGAGGCAAATGTAATTGGACCAGTACTACCCGAATTGGTCCACGTATCTTCTTGTGTGAAACTTCCACTTGAACCGTCAATTGATTTAAAAGTTACCCATCTCCAAAGACTTCCAGCAGCGCCAGAAAGAGATCCACCCCCAATCCATACATCGTTGCTTGACGAGATAGTTCCGTCATGTTTATATTGCTTATAATTAAACACCTTAAGAGCTATAGAAGAAATGTCACCACCTGTAGTTTGGACTCCACTTCCTGAACAAAAAACAGTCTGCCACGTCAGACCTTTGTCTGTGGATCTTCTTGCAAAAATAATGGACGTATCACTAGAAACTACAGAACCAGATCTTGCGGCGCATCCAGTAACATAAATATAATCATTTTGATCAACAGCCATGCTTGTCGCTATAGCTGGACGATCGGCGCTACCTGCCGTGTTTTCTTCGTCATCGTTAAATAAGTCAGATACTGTATATGATTTCCATTCATCGGCAGATTTCAAAACTACCCAATAATAATTATCGGAGGTTGAACCTGAAATGGGCTTTGTTGCTCGGACGGTTCCACAAACATACATTGTTCCACTTGAATCAAATGCTGCATCTAAAAAATAAGAACTTCCTTGATGTTGATAGGTTACATTCTTGTATGTAAAGTTCTTAATTCCAGATGAACCGCTAGAATAACCAACAGGCCCAAATATAAATTTTGTTTGCCAATTAAAATAGCTTGTGTCTCTAAGTGCCATGCGTTACTCCGTTTTTGGCATTATGCTTCTATTGATAAATATAAATTCATCTTCATTGTTTGTATTGTCTAGTTTTTGATAATCTCTTACTCCATCATCGGTAAGCTGTTGATTAAATTCAAGTTTAAAATCTTTAAATGCATATGTCTTTCCAGAAGAACACGAGACACGCCAGTGTGGTCTTGATTCATCAAAAATTATTCTTGGTAACTGTTGTGTACCAGAAATTAGATTTGATCTGTATTGTCTCCAACCTGTTTCGCTAGATTCAACATATAAGCCAAAGTCATTCATGCCTTTGTAACTACTCCAAGCAGCAGAATTATCATCTTTAAATTCAACCGTAAAACTAGCTGGAGTGAATACTTCATTTGACGCGGACACCATAAAGGTCATGTATGGTTCGTGCTTTGTATTAATGGTGCCACTGCCTACATTAAACAAAGAGTTTAAATCAAAATTTTTCCCAACAATACTTCCTGTATTAAAATATACATTATTTTTATCAAATAAGCTTTGGCTTAATTCAACACCAGTTGTTCCTGTCAAAGAAAATTGATTTCCGTTTAATAATCCAGTGTCTCCTTTTTGATTGTACGAACCACTAAATCCTCTTATGACCATATTAATCTGTTTTTTGTTTCCACCAAAATAATGTTGATTATCTTGAGAAGATCTCACCGTATTGAAAACATTTGCGTTAATACCAATTTTTGGATGTATAAATGAGCCAGTCTTAAATCCAGCAGAATATCCGTCAAAATTAAGAGATTCTAATCTACTTAACTCTCTTCTTGCAAATTCATTTTTATTATTAATGCCGACATTTGCATTAGCAGTATACCCAACTTTTTCTCTTCTTGCGTTTTCGTCGCCATATAGCTTTCTTCTAAAGAAAGCATCTTGAACTCTGTCGTTTCTTTCGTCTCCATCCCCGTATGTCAAATTAAAATCTCTTTGATACATGCCGTCAGGGATTACAGATCGGTCGCGAGGGGGAGAAAAAGCATGTCCAATGATATTGGTTGCAAATAATGAATCAAGGTAACCAGAATCAACAGTTTCATAGCCCGCGTCAACTGTCACATAGCCTTCAGCGAAAATGGTATTATTCGTAAATTTATTATCATTCTCAAAAACAGTTCTTGCGGTTGTACCTTTCATTGGAGAACTCGCTTCAAGATATTTTTGATGTGATGCACTTAGGCTATAGGGAGAACTACCACTAGCTATAATGCCTTCATCAATGTCTTTTGGAGTCCTGAAAATTGGGAATTTATATCCATATTTGTTACGCTCTAGAAAATGGCTTTCTACAACCTGTTCGCCACCAATAAATTTTACCCTTGTCGGAAGAAGCTGTTTTATAGAATCGCTTAGTTTTTTATCAAACCACCTAAAAAGCTTAAAAAAGTTAGTAAAATTTACACTATCGTTAAGTCTGTCAAAATATCTTCTTCTTATGTTTTCTAGTTCTACATATTCGTCTCTATACTTATTTACTGGCGCACCTACAACATTATTCATTGTATCAATTGTAGAATATATCTTTGAAATATCTTGATTTAAAGCATCAACCAAATTAAATTCTAACGAAACTTCATTTGTATCCGTAGACACATCGGCAAGCTTTAATTCAGATTTATTATGAATTCTTATTTTGTTTTCTGTCCATTTTAAATCTATATTTGGACTCAAATAATTCAGTTCAAGCAAGAATTTCTTATATGGATTGTGACTTGACAAAAATTGAGATCCTGTTGCAAAAAACTTATTCCTAGAAAGATCTGTGATTCCATTAATGACTCCAGTAGAATCAGAAGCCTTGTTCTCATTTAAGGCCCATTGTGCTCTCAGAGGATATGGAAGCTCCAATGGATCTCCTGTCCCAATGCTTTCAAAATTTAACGCATGATCATCCAATTCTGAACCTGAAAGTTTTCTAGACCAAAATCTAACTTCGCCAAAGAAACCATGGGTCTTACTTACAGCAATTGAACCAGAGTTTGCACCAATTATAAAATCGTATTTACTTCCCGTGAATACTCCGCTCAAAGCAGTAGTACCAGCATATGATCCACTAAACGAAATTGCATCATTGTCTATTGAACGCAATTCAATGAAAGGTAATTGCGCAGAATCAATACCTGCGGCTATATGCAAAAATCTTCCATCAAAAACAGAAATAACAGAAGAAGAGAATACGCCGCCGCTAGCGGAAAATGTAGCGCCAGTACCAGATAAAACAAAGCTACCAGAGGCAGAAGTTAAATCGTTTCTTCTCCAATATAACCCAAACGAGCCAGTTACCTGTTCGGGATCTATAAATTGCCATAGGCTTCCTGTAACTTCCTTTATGCTTGAACTATAGCTAGCACTTACGTAGGGAAGTTGAACAAGTGTTTCAATGGTGTATGTATTATTAGAGGCAGTTACCATTAAAGGAACCTTCATAAAGCTTGCACTTAAGCTCCCAGTCCCTATGCCCAATAAAGATACTGACTTTTCTTTGTGTATTCTTGTATCTTGTATTGATGTCCCCTTCGTATATCCATATTCCTTTATGCTAATATTGTCCTTATTGACGCCCAAAACATTAAAAAAAGCATCCAAATTATATCTTTTGCCTTTTGTTTTTAGCAAATAAGGAAGGTTGTTTAAAATTCTTCTCCAAAATTGGTTTCTAATTTCAAACAAAGAAGTATCAAGACTACCAGTAGACAATACACCATCGCCAAAGAAAAATTCAAGAGGATTAGAATCCCCAAAATGATCTGTTACTTTCCATCCAAAATATCTTGTTAAAAATGGAAGGAATAAATCTGGTGTTTGGTTTGTACCTTGGTAATTTGTTATTCTAAGATTTTCAAATTGATCAATGTAGAGCTTCAATTCATCAAAAAATCTAGCCATAGCAAAAGAAAAAGAAGTCAATAAAGATTCTTGTTCAGTATCGGCACTTAAAATATATTCTCCAATAAGGTTTTTAATTTGATTATTGTTTGTGTTGTCGTATGCTGAAGCGGACAGTTCTTGGCTTGAGCTAAATACAATAACGCCAGAATGAAAACTATAAAGAATGGGATCGCCAGGATCTAGAGCCATTGACGTTCCAGAAACCCTTGCAGTTGACGTGTAGTTTAAAATAACTCCGTGAAGCGTGCTCTTTGAATAGTCAACAACAACTTGATCAATAGAAGAGGTTCCAACAATACCTTCGTTGAATCTATAATTAAGAGCAACAAAGTCTTCTGAATCTATTGGTTTATTATAATTTTTAAGATGATAAAGTTCGCTAGCTGTATGGAACACGCGAATTTCGTCCAAAGATCCAGAATAAAAATCATAACTTGAAGAAGGAGAAGTATATTGACTACCACTACCGATCATTAAAGATATAGGAGCAAATTCAATAGAATTAAAAACAACAGAAGCGGAAACTTTTCTAGAATTATTTACATAAAGAGACAATAAATCTGAATTATTATCATATATTACACTTACATTATTAAAACTTCCTGTATATGCAGTATAAGAAGAACTAATAGAGACTTTTTGAGAACCTGAATACAATGTAAACTTTACATGGGGATCTGTTGCGCCTGAGAGAAAAAAATCATATCCTTGTTTTTTTATCGGACCAGTTGAAGAACTCAAAACCTGCAAAATGATGTTTTGGTTGGTAATTGCTGGTTTAATCCACGCCGATACATAAAGAGAAGAAGATCCCAACAAAAGACCATTGTCTGTATCGGATGCACTAATATATTGATCCGTACCATTTAAAAATAGATATCCAACAGATCTCGGCCATTGTTCCAAAATATAGCCTTCATATCCAGATCCAGTTAAATTAAATGCATCTTTTTCTTCAGACGTACCATTATAAGGATAATCATTTAAAATTCTATCCTTTGCAATATCAAACTTAGAAACAGCAGAATCAAAAAATACATGGTTAGATAAATTTGAATAATCTACCTTTAATTCTGTTTCTAGTCCTTGATCAACAAGACGACGAATTTTTTCCCTTTCTTGGATAAAATCACCCAATTGATCAAAGGATAAAGGTTTCGTAAAAGATGAAACAGCGTCTCTTTTTAAATTTTCATTAAAAATAAGCTGAAATGGTATTTTTTTGTTAGCCATATTCTAATTTATGAAATAATTTTAAATTTAAAATCATTTTGGAAAAGCTTATCTTCTCCGTTTTCTTTTATCAAAAACAAAACTTCATACATAAATCCAGGTACAAAAGAATTCATATAAACTTCAAAATAATTTCCACTATTATCATAGGAAAGCTGCGTATGGGGAACAGAACCAGTTGCAAATGGAATTACAGTTTCTCCAGTCTCATAATTTATAATGCTGTAATACATTGTGTCCATCATTTCTTTTTGTATGTTAAGAGAACCTGTTGCTACAACTCCAATGTGTGTTTTTCTGTTTCTCTTCGTCACGAGAGCGTTGAGTCTGGCCTTTTCTGACGTTGAATACTTTCTCTTTAGGTTGGAAATGTTTACAACCAGCTCATCATGATCGCCAGTGGCCGAGCCTGTGAGAGATCTCGGAATAAAAGTGCCAGTCATATATGCGTAGCTTCCAGAATGCCATATGTCATACCATGATGACGAAAAACTAGCTGTATGTTTGACATTCAAAGAAGCAGAATATGTTCCAACGGAAACAAAAGAAGCAGTAATTGTTGACGAAAATGAAGCAGAAATACCCACAACGTGATCTTGAATCCTGACATATACTGGCTCTGTAACATTCGTTAGAACACCCCTTATAAAATTATACATGTAAAGTTTATTGTTTTGATCATATGCTAAATTGTTTCTGTTGTCCTTTATAACATCGTTCCATCTAGCTTCAACATACGGAAGTCTATCAATAAATTTTGATTCTCTAGAATGAAAAGCTTTTCTAAAATATGAAACTCCGTTGGTTTCTTCCGTATTGCCCATTTTTACGACGATACCGTTTTCTGGCAGTGTACCAGTTAACCAATTAATGATGACATCTGTAATGTTGACTTCTAAATCTTCTGAACCACGATCAAAATGTTGAGACCCGCTGCCATAGTTTGTAGTTAGAAAATCTGATCCTGTTGTTGTCCAAGTTTGAGTGCTACTAGCAGAAAGCCAATTGGCATAGCCGTCACTCCAAAAATTCATATTTAGACCAGTGCCTTCGTCCCAACTTTGAGACAACGGATAAACAAACAAATCGTAACTCGTAGGAACAGTTTCGTCGTGCTGCATGTTAAACATTTTCAAAAAATAAGAAACACTAGACGAAGGAATAACTTTATCTGTATAAATTTTTCCAGAAAGCTCCGTAACATTAAATCTCAAGAGAGCACGACTCAATTCTATACTTCCAGAACTAATTTCTGCTTTTCTCGCGAAAACTTCTAATGATGGATCGGCTCCAAAATTAGAACCAGTACCTCTTACAGCCAAATCATTTGGTACGTGAGCATTTGTAATTGTAGTATCTTTTAAAGGAAAGATTCTGAAAAGTCCCATTATAATTTATTCCTCTTTATTTTGCTGTACCTATAATGTCGCGCGAAGGGTGCTTCACCTCAAACATTGCATTTTCTTTGCAATACACAATGCCATCCTTCTTGTTTTCGTTTACGTTAAATGGAGTCGTAGAATAAGTTCTTCCATCAAACGTACCAGACCTATTTTCTATCGTTATATTAATTAGAGATAAGACACCTGGAATTGCAGCAAGAATGGTGTGAATGTCTGTAAAATTAATAGGTTGATTTAAACTAAACTTATCTACATCAAAAAATTCTTTTAATGCTAAAATACAATTTGTCAAGACTTCTGTTTTATTAAAATCTGGGCTAGCCAAAATATCAAATTTTACTGCTATATTAATAACTTCTCCATCTAAAATTTCAATAGCATCCGTCATCATTCTAAATCTTGAAAGATATGTTTTTAAATTTTCCTTAAGGCTCGTTGGAGCTGTCACTACAAATCCATCAGAATCTTTAGAAAGAATAATAAGTTCTACAGAATTTTTATTAAAAGGATTAGATTTAGCAGAGGCTCTAAATACAGAACCAAATTTTGATGGCATAGAAAGTGCACGAACAACAAAATCTTGAGGAGTTACAATTCTTGATTGAGAAGCATATACAGCTGGAATTAGTTGTTTAATTTCATCAACAGAAAGAGCCAAACGGCCACCAGTAATTGGAAATGGATTCATGACAGAAAAAGAATTTCCAACATCTTTAATAACCGCTTGCGACAAAGAAGAATCTCCTATATCAAAAGTGCTTTCTGCAACCGTATTAATTTCTCCAGCTCCTGCGTTTGTATCATCCCCGCCGCCGACACGGTAATTAACAGTAAGGGTTGTATTTGTTGGAGCTAATCCTAAAGTTCTCGTTTTTAAAAAGTTTTGAGGATCTATAGAAAAATCTGTAAACGTATCTTTGCCAAAAAGAGGAAGAGCTAAATCACCCAAATTTGGAATTAAATCTCCATCAAACGTTTGAGCGTCGCCAGTGCCAAAGACCATAGAGGTCTTATTTGTCACAACATCATATTCTGTTATAAATCTAAACGGAACAGAACGAAGTTTTAAAACAAATGGCACATTTGCTGAATCACTCTTATTATTTAAAACATTATCAAAAACAGTATCCTGAGCTAGGTAATCTACCTCATACCAAGTATTCCTTTCAGAATCTAAAACGCTTAAAATCTCCAAAACATCTTCATCTGGCAAAAGCAATGATCTAAAGGCTTTGTATGTTCCTACAGAAAATGTTGTTGATTTTGTCTCGCCTGCCTTTATATCAACATCAGATTTTTTCAAAACAAAAGAAACAGGCTCACTGGTAGATGAATCTCTGTCGCCAACTGCAACGACAGCAGAATCGTTAATGTTTACTTCACTAAAATCAATATCCAACAATGTCTCATAGGTTTGGCCATTTCTGCTTTTTAGTTTTGCGCCTCGTTTTATCGTGCCAGCATATCTCATGTCTGGTATTATTTCTTCATTTTGTTTTATAGTAGGAACCTTAATAAATGCATCAACCTTACCAGACGCAGCAGATTTGCCAAAAGGTTTAAATCCAAGCTGTTTGGCGTGTTTA